TAAAAACCAGGACAGGGTAAACATAAGAGCAAGAGGAGCAGGCGGTCAGATTAGAGGTTTTAGACCTGACTGTCTGATATGTGATGACCTTGAAACAAACGAAAGTGTTGAAAGCGAAGAACAAAGGAAGAAACTTAAAGATTGGATATTCAAGGACTGCCTCAACACTCTCCTTCCCGAAGGACAGTTTGTTGTTATTGGAACTATTATACATCCGTTGTCTGTCTTGGCTGATTTGCTGGTGGCGGATAATGGTTGGGTGCATAAGAAGTATGCTGCTTACTTTGACCTCAAGACCGAGACCGTGTTGCCACAAGAAAAAGGAAACGAACTCTGGAGCGATTTGTGGTCGCATGAAAGGTTGCAAGCACGCAAAAAAGAAATAGGCTCTTGGGCTTTTGCTTCGGAGTATATGAACAATCCTGTTTCTGATGAAACTGCACCCATAAAAGAGAATCAAATTAGATATTGGAATGAATTTCCCAAGACTTACTCTGGGGTTTTGGCGGTTGACCCTGCTTATTCGGATGATGAAAAAGCTGACTTTAAGGTCTGCACTCACATCGCAATAGACCAGAATATGAACCGCTACTTAGCCAGTTATGTCCGAACCCATAGCCCGATTGGTGAATTTCAGGATGCCATAATTAATCTTTGGCTTCAAAACCGAAACACCATCACAGCTATTGGGATTCCTAACTCTGGAGTAGAAAAATCTTTTTTTGATTCTTTCTTAAAGAAATGCGAAGAACGTAAACTCTATCCTCCAGTTGTAGAGCTTAAAAATTCTTTTACTCAGACGGGAACGTCAATAAGTCAACGGGGCAAGAAAGCCCGTTGCACCGCCGCTCTACAACCTTTGTTTGAACAGGGGAAGTATTTTATACACCCTAATCATATAGAAGCAAGAGATGAATTATTAAGTTTAGGAGCTTCACGCTGGGATGATATTACTGACGCTATGGCTTATGCCGAACAGATTTTAGTTCCAGTATTTATGGAACAACCACAGGAAGATTATCAACACACACAACCCGCTAATCGGGGTAACTATGGAATGGATTAATGGCTAAAAAAGAAGAAAAACAAAAAGATACACTGGTTTCCTCAATCAAGCAACTGGTTGACGAAGCAATAAATTTGACGGGCAAGTGGGAATCTAATGCGGCTAAATGGAGTCGTATGCGTTACCGCATTAAGAAAGAAAAAAACTTTCCTTTTGTCGGTTGTGCCAATATCCGTATGCCTACAATTGAAACCAACATCCGTAAAGTAAAGGCTTCGTTAGTCAATAATGTTTTGGGTATTAGACCCGTTGTGCAAGTAGTTCCTGAGCCTACGGGGAATATGGACATTGCTTTAAAGATTGAAAAGTTCATTGACCATTTAATTATGGATGTAATGAACCTAAAACCTAAAGTAGTAATCTCTATTGACCAGGCGTTAGAAAAAGGTTTTCACATCTTAAAGCCTTACTGGAAAACAGATATTATTACCAGGATTGAAAAACTTTCTGTGGATAGTTTAAGTATGCAGGAAGCAATGTTTATCTTTGACCCGAATGTCCCGACGGAAGTTTTAAAGAAAGCCATCGCCCAGAAGTATGATGTAGATATGTGTCCGTTAGTAGCTAAAGAAAATGATGCTTCATTAGATAATATAATTTCCTCAATTCAATCTGGTAAAAAACAAATTGATGTAGAGTTTCAGGATGTGATTTACAACTTTCCCGATGTGGCTTTGTGTGAAGCTGAAAGAATCTATGTTCCTACTGACTCTGGCTATCATCCCCAGAGTTGTTCTTGGATAATCCATGAATTTAATATCTCGTTAGAGCAGTTGCGGGTTAATGCCAAAGTCAAGAATTGGAATATAGGGGATATTGCTGATTTAGCCGCAGAGTTAAAATCCAAACAAGTAACTACCCAGGTAGGAACTTCCAGAGATAGGGAGATTGATTCAGACAAAGACATCAGAGAAGGAATTGAAGTTCTTGAAAAGACAGGTAAGGTTAGGATTTGGGAATTTTATGGTTGGTATGATTTGAATAATGACGGGGTAGATGAGAAATGCGTAATCACTATTGCTCCTGACTTTGACAAAGTATTAAGAAAAATTGCACTACCTTTCTACTCTGGAAAATATCCATTTGTTAAGACCTTCTACGAACTTACTGACGATAGGTGGTTTTCTCATCGTGGTATTCCTGAGATTATTGAGGACATCGTTAAAGAAATAGATATGCAGCACAATCAGAAACTTGATTCCCAGACGATGCGTAATGCCCCAATGTATATTTATCGGGCGGGAATGATTAATAAAAATACTATGCAGTTTGCATGGGGTCAAGGTGTTCCTGCTCAAGGTATGCAACCGCTTAATGACTTGATTGCTCCGATTAATAATAATAACCCTAATGTGGAGTTTTCCTATAAAGACGAACAGATGTTGTTAGAGTCAAAAATTGGTGAATTGGTTGGTCAGGTTGACTATACACTTCAATCAATGATTAATCGTCGTCAACCCAGGACTTTGGGTGAAGTAAATATGCAAAGCCAAAGTATGCAGAATGTATCTTCACTTGATTCCGATTTAATGCGTAACTCTTTTGAGGAATTATTCAACTGGATTTGGGATTTGTGGTGTCAATACGGAGATGACCAGTATGAGTTTAATTATTTTGGCAGGAATGGCGAGGAGCGTATTCGCCTAACCAAAGAAGAAACTCAAGGTAAGTATAAAATTAGTGTCAGGGGTAATGACCAAAATACTAACCCGCAGGTCAGATTACAAAAGACTCAAATGGTTTTACAGATGAATCTTAATCCCATTGCTTTACAAAATGGGGTAGTTAGTCCAATCAATATTGCCAATGCTTACAAACTTGCCTATCAGGAAATGGATATACAGAATTGGCAGGAACTTGTTATGCCCCCTGAATTAGTTGCACAGCAAATGCAACAAGCTAAGATGCAACCTCCGCCTGATGATATTAAATTAAAAGGTGAAGATATGACCGACGCTGAAGTAGCACAATTACTTAAAAAGCGTGGTATTCAACCAGATGTTCAAGGACGGGCATTAAAGAGTGAGGCTAAGATTCAGGATAAACGTATAGACCAGGGTGTCAAAAAAATTCAGGGTTATCAAGGATTATCAGAAATTGTTAATTCATTAACCGAGGAGGGAGATAGTGGGGAGACCGAGGAAGAATCCACCGAAGATTAGTAATTACGCACCAGATTTACAGGATACTTACACAAGGCGGATTGAGGAGTGCAGAGAGGTCTTATCACATCTTGATAAATGTCCTGCATGGGAAATTATCCAGCGGGATTTAATGAATCAGAAACAAACCATTGATGACAACTGGCAGAACCTTTCCGACGGAGATGACAAGTTAAGAGAATTAAGAGTAACTAAGTTAGCTTATATGCACTTATTAAATCTTAAACAAGGTTATAAGTTAGATTTAGAAAACTCCGAAAAGGAATTACATAAGTTACAAAATACAGAAACCACGATTATAAAGGACTACGATGCCTAAAAAAATGCATGATGCACTTAAAAAGCAAGCTAAAAAGATGGGTTTACTTGGTGATAAGCGTGACCGTTATATTTTTGGCACTATGTCTAAACTTAAAAAACAGGGAAAGATTAAGTAATATGGATGCTGACACTATACAAGGAATAGCAGTTGTTCACGGGGAGATGCGTAACCAGCCAGACGAAGCTAAAATAAACGCAATCAGTTCTATATTGAACCGTAGAAACAATTTTAATACACATTGGTCTTTTCGTAAGACTTGGGACAATATGCTTCGTCAGGAATATCACGCCATTAGAGACAGTGAATCTGGAAAAAATATAGGTTATCAAGAAGCTATGAATTCCTTAACAAAAGGAACTGCGTTCAAAGATAAAAAAGACGAAAATGACTTTAAGAGAACTATGCAACTCTGGAATGGGGTTATGAGGGGTACGATAAAACCAACAGAGGCACAGTTTTATTACACCAAAGAAGAAGAAGTAAGACAAAGAAAATCTGGTGGTACTGACTTTAGTAAATTAGAAAAAGTTGGAACATTCAAAGATAGTAAAGGAAATACTTTTACAACTTTTAAGTATAAATAGATTTTATAGTTGTCCTATAAGACGCAAAGTGGGGCGTTACCCACATAGGAGAAACTAATGGAAGAACAACCAGCTGTAAATACTACAGAATCAGCTCCTGTAGAAGCAACACAAGAAGTCGTTAATCAAGAGGCTCAACCGACTTCAGAGCCACAAACCACTCAGCCAACAACTGAAACAGCAACTCCCCCTGCGGGTCAGCAGACGTATGACGCTGTGGACGAATTTGGTGTTCCTTATAAAAACAGGACTTTTGAGTGGAAACGGAAATATGAAGAAACCATAGACAGACTTCCGAATATGATTGAGGAAGCAGTCAAAGGGAGTA